TCTATCAATAGCTCTATTGTATTGATTAGCATTGTATACAGTTTGTGTCGCAGGTAATCTTAGTATACCATATTTGATATTACTACCATCGGCTAGCGTATATGAAATTATCTGATTTGAAATGTTTCTTTTTATTTCTCTTCGTTCAAATACTTCACTTACATTATCTATTTTTTTCTCAGATGATAGTTTTACTAATTTATCTACTTCTATTCTCGCCATTATCTAACTACCTTAAATATAGGTCCTTCAAAAAATTCACTTTTACCATTTCTATCAACTCTAAATTCAAATTGATAAAATCTTTCAGGCTGAAGTGTATTAAACCAAAAATCAAAATAATTACCAGTCGAATCACAATAAACCTTAGTATATGTGGTATCAAATGGGATTATTGCAAGATTTGTTTCAGCATCCCTCAACTGATAATAAGTAGTTTGTGGCAAATATTTAACATCAGTATATCCGTAAGTATTCGAAAATGTTCTTTGTGGATATGTTGCTCTGCCAACTAATCGTAATTTTGATTTTGAAGTTTCTTTATATTCAGATGCTATATTTTTAACATAAATCGTTATATCATCATCTAATAATGGTGTAAGTGAACCAGTTTCAAATGAACCGCTCGACCACCTTACTTCTAATGTAGGAACATAAATGGTATGAGTTTCGTTTGAAAAGAATTTAGATGAACCATACCTATTAGAGCCACTCTCTTGTGATACAGGTCGTTTAATAATAAATCCATTGTTAGCTCTACTACCACTCAACCAATCATTTACATAATCAGTTACATCAACTCTTAAATCTGTTGTATATCTGTTAAAGGTTTGAGATACAGTAGTGTTGGATAACGATGAAGTATACCACACAGCACCACCAGAGTTCTTAAAATAACTTGCTTCACTTATCGGTGTACTTGCAACAGAACCAGAAAACTGTATTTTGAAATTATCTAATGAACCACTAGCTCCATTAGAACCCGTATCAAAAAATGTATATGCAAAAATGTAATCACCATTTATCTCAGGAGTGAAAACTATTGATTGTGTTTGTGGTGTATCATATGAAGATGAAATGCCAGATACAAGGCCTGTATAATTTAATCCATTCGGGTCATAGATTGTAAATCCAATATTAGGAAAATCACCTGGATTAATTTCACAACTCATTGTATATTCTAATTGCGTTGACANATTTTGAATGTATGTAGCATCACCACCACCTAAATTATCAGCATATAAATTTAACTTTGATTCAGATGCGAACATTCTTGGTAATTCTTCAGATGTATTTTTTATCACATTTCTCAATAAAAATCTACCAACCCCAGTTGTAAATGTTTCGTATCTTAATGTATTTCCCTCATTAATATAAACATAAAGTTCATCAAATGTGGCTGTATTAGTAGTACCATCACCATTACCATCGAATAAAGTAAATCTCAATTGATATTCACCTGCTACAGTAGTTCCTAATGTAAATGATTGTGTTGATGCAGTTGTAATTGTACCAACCATATTTTGATAATCATCTTCGGTTTTTAAAACACCATTTGGGTCTTTTACTCTAAATTGAATATCATCAAATGAATTTGGATTTATTTGAAATTGTACTTCATAGGTTTGATTTGCTGCAAGTTGTAAAGGAAATACTAATGTAGTTCCAGCATAATTCGATGCTGAAATAACCAATTTATTATTTTCATTAAAAAGTATTGGTTCGTTTCCATTCACATCATTTATAGATTCAGTTATATAGGCTGAACCAGTTCCATTTGAGAAACTTTCATATAAAATTATACCATCGCTTGGTGGTAATATTTGTCGTATACCATTTAATAAGTCTGTATTAGATACATCCCAAATATCAGTATCAGTTCTGTAAACCCAATTACAACCCTTTGTTGTTAATGGGTTATCATAAAACAATCCTTTACCCTCAGACCACATATCTTTTAATGGATAAACTTCTAAATCATACTCAGTTTCCACTTCGTTTTCATCCACAGATGTTAAGTTTAAGTAGAACTTTTTCTCACCTGATATTTCTCCATTTGATATTGATGCTGATAATGATGTTAAATCAAATTGAGCTAGTATTCTACTATTACCAATCCAACTAGTATTAAACTCATCAAAGAATTTAGTTACTTCTAATATTTCATCATTACCTGTATTTTGATTTTTACGAAGATTCTGTTCATAAATGGTAGTATCTTTTTGACCGTATATTCTGTATATCATCTTATCTCTCCTTAGAATGATTGAGTTACTACCCTACCTCTAATATCGTTTTTAGGGAATTTAATTTCAAATATTGATGGATCTTTCGCTGGGTATATAATACCATTTTTAGTAGCATTACTGATACTGTATTTATTTGGTGAATAGTTACCGTTAAAACGATTAAATACCCTCAACCCACCTTCACCATTCCTGTCAGGACGAACTACGCTCTGAACCCCCTTAACACCATCTAACAGTACATATAATTTAGATAGTTGTATTGGTTCACCTATTCTCCAATTATCAATATTAAAGTAATCGGTAATAGAGTTAATACACCTCAGTAGTACTTCATTTGAATTATATTCAGGTAATGTAATTATTTCAAAATCAATACCAATGTTTATGATGAAAGCATCTTTAATGTTAACTGCATCAGTTAGCATTCTATAATATGATATGTAATTTTTTATGTTGTTCTTAGTAGCAGGGTTTAATTGTGTTAAGTTTTTATTTGAATCATACCCCAATGTGTATAAATTTAGAGCCAATGGATTTGGTATAGTATTGTTTGTTTTACTATCAATTTGGTAATCTTGTGTAATATATGCTTTGGCAACAGAACCAAATTGAGGTGGTAATGCATAACATCTCATTATATAATCTTCTTTGGTAACTGTTCTATTTTGTGCTGCAAAGAATGCCATTGCATTATTACGAATTTCTTCCATACTCTCTTCACTTCTACCACCCCTAGCTGGTTCAGGATTTGTTACAGCTAATGAGCTTTCTACAAATCGTATAATAGCGCTATCCAAATTCGATTGATTTCTAAATGTAGGTACTACCGATACTATACTTGTCAAATCTTTAGCAGAAACATTATCTACTATACCATTACCGACTAAGTATTCAACAGTTAATGTAGTGTTAGCTGGAGCTACACCATATGTCTTTGTATATAAGAAGTTAGATGGGTCAATACCTTGGTCTAAATCACCAACAATATTGTATAACGATGAACCCACATTATCTGGGTTTGGTATAATTTCTTCATCAGCGTTATTCGATATACCAGCACCAAACTGAATAACCATTACACCCTTATCTTCTAATCTTGTTATGAACCTTTTTGGAACTTTTTTCAATTTCAATAAATATGGGGTATCACCATTGTATTGAGAATATTCAGAGGTATTATCTTCGTTATTTTCTATTTGTTGAAAAACGGTATCTTGTGCTAAATATGGAACGTGAGTCCATTCGTCACCATCGGAATCCGTTATACTCTTTATTCTAATTAGATTGGGATTTTCTATTTTAATCTTATCATATATCTTAGGTGAACCAAATGTAAATGTTGATGTTTCTAAAGTTCCACTTGAAGCTTTTACTGTTTTTTTAAGAAGGTAATAAATAGGTTCATTTGTAGACTCATTTATTTGATAAACAGATACTTCGGTTGGATTAAATGATGATGATACTGAAAAATCAATTTCACCTTGAACTATGAAATTAATATCTCTATTTTCAGATGAACCAACCTGCATACCATCTTCTATTTTCATAGCGTAATCGTAATCAGGTCTTACACTATCACCACTACCAATTGATGGTACTAATTGAAACACATCCAATTTAACTGTAGCAGGTATATAGTTTTTTGGTTTATACCCATATGCAGCTGCGAGATTAAATAAATTTCTATTCTCTTCAGCTGAAGTTAGTAAACTTTCTCTAAGTTGTGTATCTGTATAAAATGAAAGAACATCACCAATATATGATGCCATTTCAATAAACATCATACCAGGTGATGATTCATTAAAATCATTATAGGTATTTGGAAAATATGTTTTGGTAAAATCAATCAGATTTTTTCTAAACTGACCAAAATCTCGGTTGATTAAATTTACATCTTTCTTTACTAAATCATTTTTAACTGCGTTTGCCATTATATTACCTATTCTATAGTAGTTGTTCCTGCTGAATCTATAAATAATACTATTTGCTGATTAGCTCCCTGTTCGGTTACTGAGAATTTTAATTGGATTCTTACATAATTCCTATCAGTATCTACATCAACAATAATATCATTAATAATTATATATGGTAGCCATAAATTAATATCATCAGTTAAACTTTCTATTAACCTATCTGATAAATCATCTGATATCTGCTCAAAAAGTAAAGAATATATATCTGAACCAAACTCTGGTTGGAAAACTCTCTCACCCTTTCGTGTCAATAATAGATTTTTTAGGTTTGATATAGATTGTTCTTCAGTTGTATAACTTAACTTAAATAAACCACCTATTTTTCCAAATGGTAATGTTACGCCAATCGCAATATTATCATTTAAATCCAAAGGGTTATATCTATATTCTTTCCGTTTTCGTATCACCTATTACTTTCCTTTTTTAGAATTTATAGCTTTCATTAGCTGAGAATAATCTTTTGTTAATGCATCACCAATTGCAGTTCCTTCTAAGTTTACATTCATCGGATTACCTTCTGGATCAATAGTTGGTGTCATACTATTTAATCTACTATGTTCATCACCATATCCTAACATACTAGCCATAGCAGCTCTATCAAAACCTTGAGCTTGGTTTGATGTAAATGTTTTACCATTTAAATTTTTCCACTCACCGCTATCATATGTTTCCAATAGTATATCATTAAGTGTAGAGTTTTTTGAAAAATTCATATTGGGTTTTTTCTTCAAAGGTACATTATCAATTATTTCTGATAATGGTTTATTTTTATTTGGTTTTTCAGAAAGTAATGGCTTGCGTGATTTTTTAACCTCAGTTAATATAGGTTTTAATTCTTCTCTAACCACTTTTCTAACTACTACTTCTAAAAGTTTTGCTAATTCTTTTGCGTTCATAATACTATTACATTTTATATAAATATCAATTTGTTTAGTTTTATCATTGAGACATTTGTTTTAATTCAGTTAATAATTGTTGAACTTGAGCTACATTTGTCGCAGCGGTTGTTGGGCCGGATGGTGTTCCAAATGTTGCAACTCCTGATGTTAAATCTGCCAATTGTTCAATTAGCTTTTCTAAAATTGTAAACATCTTATCCATATCAGCCTTCCAATTAGGTGTTGATATGTTTACTGATTTGTTACCACTGATTAGAACCGAATCTGTTTTTGAATTAAGTATAATTCTATCCGAATTAAATATAATCTGAGGCTTAGTATAGTTATTTGGTGGTGTTACCCCAAGCGAAAAATTGTGAGATGGTTTTAATTTGATTTTTTGAGATGATGTGAGATAGATGGATGATAAATCCTTATTAACATCCTCTACTATAAATTTAGCAGGTGAATTTCCATTCCTACCATTTGATAATATGGTAATCGGGTCTGAAGCCTTATTTGAACTCCAATTAATCTGCTTTGCTGTATTTGGGTTTTTAGGAGAATACCCAAACCTAAGAGAATGACCAAACCTACCTTCAAATAGAACATCGCCTATATATGGTTGTAATGAATTTATATCAGTTCTTTCTTCAAATCCATCACCAAAATTTGGTACGGTTTTTGTGCTAACATTTGCTAAGCCATTTTGAACTGATAAATAATCTGAAATTGTATCAGTTGTTACTACATCTTTAGAACCTACTAGCGCATTATTATGAACACTCTGTTGTAATGATAACGGATTAAGATAATAGTATGTTTTATTTTGCTGCCTCTCATCAGGTGAAGCAGTGACCGACTGAGCTTGTACTAATAATACAGTCTCATTTATTAATGGTA